TATATCGCAATAAATTTTCTCGTTATAGTGGCCACACCATACCAGTTTTTTCATACAACTCTTCAGCTGCTTTTATTTTGGCTTCGACTAGTCTTTCGACCTGCTTCAGTCTTGTCTTTGGATTTTCGAGTGCTTCGTACAGTTTTCTGCTTGCGTCGAGGACTTTTTTGTACGCCTGAACTTGACTCTTCTTTCCCGACATCTTGATCTTGTTCTGTCTTCCCGTGATGTACATCACTGATTCCAACATTAGATTCTTTCTCTCCATCGTCACTCTCCAAAATCTGTTTACTATAATTATACTTTACAGCAACATACTTTCCTTTTTTTGCTTCTTTCTCGTCCCAATAAGCATTAGCGGATCTAACAACCCTATATCCGACTGTGGCAGTTAGGACTCGTACAGCGTCCTCAGATTCGAAAACCTTAACTATTTCTCCAAATATTGGTTTGCCTTGCCAACCAACGAGAAAGTAACAAACGTCTCCTGGCTTTGTTTCATTAATATCGATCACATTACCCCCTATGTAAATCTTCTTAACTTTGCTGGTACCATATTCCTGTATCTACCCGACAATTCTCTTATGTCTTGCGTGTTTTGATGTGCAGCCCTAGTTGGTTGCGAATTTCCATCCTTGTCTTGTGACCTTTTAATCTCAGTGTTAAGACGATCGATGAACCAACGTCTTTGCCAAACAGGAATGTTGTACGCTTCGAGGTATGTAAACCCCATATAGTACATTAAAGCAAAGACGTGTTCTAGATAAACTTCTTTTCTATTCGGCGTCAGGCCAAAAAAAGCTGGCGCCTAGCGGAAGGCTCACCTCGCTTTCTTCGAAACAATGCGGACAGTTCATGTGAGACTTCATTTGAACACCCGGTTCATTATTGTCCATTGCATTTCTCAAAGCTCTAGAGTATCTAGTTGGCATTTTCTGAATAAACATTTGAATCTTTGTTTTATCAGATATATCGTTTACAGAAAGAATCTGATGTTGATATCTTTGAGTAATTAAATTATCAGAACCAAGACCCTGCTTTTTCTTTCTTTCGTTTAGAACTGAAATAGTCTGTTCATCTTTACCAGTGAGAAAACGATATCTGATTTTAAGATCCGGATCCGTTTCCTTGTTCTTTGGCATTGGTACTTCAAAACAATTCGAACCTTCAGCTACGGGTTGATCATCTAATCTCTTGATTGGAAGTTCAGCTAGATCAAAGTCTTGTTTGCTCTTTTCACCACAAGCAGGACAACCAACTTCAACTCGATAATCAGATCCATAACCAGTAATACGAAGAGCAACCATAACAGCATTTCTATCACCAATGATCATATCATCCGGATTGATTCTCTTATCAATAATGCAAGATCTCAGTAATTCAGTAATTACTGTACCTTTCTTGATAAGAGCCTTAGAAGTCAAGATGTCTTCCTCTCTCGCAGTCATAGGTTTAATATCGATGGTTTCACAATTGTGCAAAGGGTGTCCAGAAGGATAAACCACACCCATCGACGGAATAGGAACACTCTCAATAGGAATGTCCAATCCAAATTCATCTTTCATTACATTGTGGGTTGGACCTGCCCAACCACCTGCAGCGCTCTCACCCGAAGCGAAAACGTCGTTACCTTTTCTTCCCGACATAAATTCTCCGAAACATAAACAGAATAATATTTAATAACTTAACTCAACTTAAGGATTTGTTTAATCCTAATTTTATTAAAATTGCAATACGCAATTATCGAATCTGATTGTCAATGAAATTTCATTCATATCACCAGCATCGTAAGACAAATCACCGAAAGAAGCATTTGTAAGGAAGCATCCTTTCATATCCCACAATTCGATAACGGTTCCTACAGGATCAACCAATTTTAATTGAGCATCTCTCTTATAGAAGTCTGCATAACCAGCACGACCAGACACAGATTCAAAGTGAGTTCTTACCCACTCCATAACTTGTTGTGCACCGGAAGGAGCGATAGGGTCGTGAAGAGTTACCGAAATTGTTTCGAAGGTAGCATTACCAGCAAGATATCTCTTTGAATTCATAAACGAAATTGTTTGTTCCTCTAGAGAGATACCGGGTCTTGAAGCGGTTTTGATTAGGAATGAGTCGATACCTTCCAAAGCAAAAATCCACCGATTCTTTCTTTTTGGTTCGAATTTGTTTGGAAGCATATCTGTAACATTTAATGTTTCTGTTGCCATTTTGTTGTTCTCCAGTTGTTATTTATAAATATATCGAAATTAAATATCTGCACCTTGATTTGTAACAACAAAATCAAGAGAGATAAATTCAACAGAACGGGTAGGTTGCAAGAATATCTTCCCACGGATTGTGTTGTTTTCTACGTCCTGTTGAGTAGTTGTCGTTGTATCAATAATTACTTTGAATCTATCAATACCCTGTTGAGATTGAATAGTTGTAAGTATTGGTTGGACAGCATTCGAGAACTTAGAAAGTGTTGATGCTCTGTTTGGCTCAAACAAGATACCATTTGCGACATCTTTTACTTTTCTTCTAACGTCAATTAACAATCTTCTAACGTTGACTCTATCCAATGCAGATTGTGCCTGTAATAGTGTTTTCTGCCCAAAGACAACTACACCATCTGAATCAGGGAAAGCTAGGATTGGATTTACGTCTGCTTCATAGAGTTCATCCATATTGGATCTATTGAGTTTTACGTTAGCTTCAAGTGTAGAAGCTAGAGCACCACGGGTGAAACCAGCTGGAGCAAACCAGGGATGAGCTAAACTATCGTTCAATGCATATCCACCTAGTACGGCGACTGAAGGAGGAGCAACAACGTTTGCACCTGTATCTACATCTTGTACGACTACATCTGGGAAGTAAGCGGCAGCAAATGAAGTATCGAGATTTCTAGCAGAGAATTTCTCTACAGTGTTTTGAACATTAATTTTCTGAAGTGATCCAGATACCAAGTTAGAAAATCCAGTTCCACCATGATCGCACTGTTCAATATCCATAATGTATAAAGCATCAAATCGATTTTCGACTGAGTCGATAGCATAATCAGATACCGCTGATTCTCTTATTCCAGGAATAGCCAACAACTGAATATCAGCATCTGACTTCTCTTCTAGAATATCAACAGCCTTTCTGAAAGCAGCAACTGTCGAACCAGCAACTCCGCCTTGAGTAGAAGAATATTCAACTTCACGGCTAGCAGCTACTGTATCCATATCGACTTTGTGTTTGTTGAATACATTTAGTCCATCAAAACCACCTTGCAAGATAGTTGTAAACTTTAAATATTTTCTAGATGCGACTTGTGAAAAGTCTTTTTCGACATCAAGGAATCTATAACCGTTTGATGAACCTTTGGTTGCACTTGAAGATCTGGCTACACCAGTTCTGATATATTCTGCGTTCTTCCATTCTCTTGGGTCAACTGCATTAGCAGTGCTAGCACTTTTACACTTAACGTTAACTCTTTCGAGAGAGAATATGTTGTTATTGAAAGCATCTGCATCATGAATAGAACCACCATCACTGTTGGCTGTACCTTCGTTGTCTCTAAGCATTACAGCATAGGTTCCGTTGGTTGGGAAGAATTTCGTAAAGGACTTCACGAGATCGCTGGATTCTTTTGATTTGTTTGGCTCGGTATTCGAAGACACTGTTTCAAACTGAATTCCCCAGTAGAATCTAGAATCTGCTGTTAAGTTATTTCCTGTTCCGGTAGCTACACTTGATCGCATTGGGATAGGAGGTTGTCTAACTGCTTCGGATTTTGCGATAGCTGAAACATTTTCGGCTGAGTAGGATCCACTGTTGACCTTCAGGAGTGCTTCATCAGTTCCATCTGTTACTAAGTGACCGATACCTCGGAAACCTACAGGTAAAGCTGTTGCTTCCATAACGCCATTTTCGACATCATCTGTAACTTCGATTCTGACGTATCTGGATCTATTAGCATAAAATCCTTCAGAAACCAACTTTTGATTTCCATCGTTCTTATCGAAATCATAGAATGTGTTAAGATCTCCAATAAGTCTAGCAATGTAACGATCGCTAGATGGGTCTAGATTAACGTTAACGAATTTTTCCAAGATTCTTTGATCTGCGTCAGTATCGGCATAATCTCTAATGTATACATCGAAAGATCCGTATAAATAATTCTGATCT